TAAGATGATTGGCAATAGTTGGACAGTTGATGTGATTGCTCATATCTTTAAAGGTATTAAAACAAACATGATAAATTGGTAAGGAGAATGTATAATGCTAATGGAATCACTAATGTGTCTAGCACTTAATGTATACCATGAAGCTAAGAACCAAAGTTTCATAGGTCAAGTAGCAGTAGCACAAGTAGTAATGAATAGGGTAAAGGATAGTAGGTATCCTAACAACATCTGTGATGTAGTTAAACAGGGATTAACATACAAGTGGAAACCTACCTTACCTATCAAGAACAGATGCCAATTTAGTTGGTACTGTGATGGCAAGAGTGACAAGCCAAGAGAACATAAGGCATGGAAGGATGCTATGCACGTAGCAAATGGTGTGTATAATGGACACTTAGATGACTTTGTTGAAGGTGCAACACACTACCATGCTCATTATGTTAAGCCTAGTTGGGCAGAGACTAAGACATATATAACTAGAATAGATGACCATATCTTTTACAGATGGGATATAGAAAGGAGAAAGAAATAATGTGGCATAGAATAACAGACTTTTTTAATGTAGACTTTCATAAAAAGTATGGTGAAGGTACAAAGTATGACCTTGACTATGGAAAGTTATTAATAATTGCATTATGCATTTACATAGCACTCAAGGTGTAGTATAATGTGGGGAAATGAAGATATAAAGTATATGATACTTACGTTGTTTGCTTTTGTATTCTTTGTAGGATATGTGAGTTTAGCATGAAAATAAAAAAGATAAATCCCATTGCCAAAATATTACTTCTTTTTAATAAGCAAGTAGTACAAAATAAAAAAGGCAAAGGTTCATACAAAAGAAAGGAACGATATGGAAAACCTAGAACCAAGTAAACCTAACAGGAAAAAGTTTGATATGGACTTGAAGTATGGTAAGGTGAGAGAAAAACTTGTGGCAGATATGTTGCAGGATAAAAAGATTGAAGTCAAATCTGAGAGAGACATATGGCAAAAGACAGGCAACATTCTATAGAGTATCAGTCATATGGAAAGCCTAGTGGTATCCAAACTACTGAAGCAGATTATTGGTTTCATAATTTATGTATAGGCAAGGAAGTGTTCTGTACTTTAGTCTTTGATATTAATAGTTTACGTAAGATTATTGAGAACTTAGATTATAAAAAGAGTGTGTCAGGTGGTGACCATAATGCAAGTAGAATGTATCTATTAAACTTGCAGAAGTTATTTTCATCTGATGTAATTAAAACATTTAAAGGAGAATAAAATGAGTGAAGAAAAAACTAAATATGTACCTGATACTAGGCAGACAATGATAAGTAATTTAAAAACTTATTATGTAGGTATGATGGCAAAGCATAAGGCAAATGTAACTGTGTATCTTAATAATCCTGTAGGTATTGGAGAGCATAATGATATTATAGAATCTATTGATAAAGAGTTAGAGAGTTTAGCAAGTGCATGGGATAAACATGAGATACTAAATAAATTCTTTGATGAGAAAAATAAATCTGTATATCTGTAATTATCTTTACAGAATTAAGGATATATGATATGATTAGAAAAGTTTTAAAGGATAAGAAGTATAGACTACTACGAAAGTGGGAGGTTACAGTAGTAGAAATAAGTAGAAATACTTATGTTGTAAGTGCTAATAATAAATGGGAAGCAATGGACAACATGGAGTCAATGGACAAACCTACCTTTACAGAAAGTTTAGATTCTGTTGTTGAGGTAGTAAAGAAAATTAACTATTCATAGGTGAATTATGGAAGAAAGGTATGATGATTACATGGCTAGAAAATTAAGAGAAGCACAGGCTAATGAACAGTCTGATAATAAAGAAACAAGTTTTATTCAATATGGAAAGGATGAACATGAAGTATATCTTGCACCTCATCTAGTAGATAAATTATCTAAACAAGAGGACATGGTAAACAATCCTATACATTACAACAAGTCAGGCATAGAATGTATTGATGCTATTGGAGCAATGACTGATGAAGGTTTTGAGTTCTATCTTCAAGGAAACATTATGAAATATCTGTGGAGATATAGATATAAAAATGGTGTTGAAGATTTAGAAAAAGCACAATGGTATTTAAATAAATTAATATCTATTAATAAAGATAAGTATAAAGATTAACAGAGAGTGTCATGGCTAATTTATGGGATGATGATAGAAAAAAATTATATAAAGAAATATATGATGAACTAATTCAAGAAGGTTATACACCACAGGAAGCAAGAAAGTATGCTAAACATGAGGTGGCAGACAAAATTGATAGTGACACAGATTTTATAAATGAAATAATAAAACAGGAGTATGAAAATGAGTGAACAAAAGAATGAGTTTAGTGGTTTCGTAGATGGTAAACACATTGAATGTGTCATATCTTATGATGACAGTAGAGACTTATATGAATGTGTAGTTGCACATGATGGCAAGATAGATAATAAGTTTTATTCTATAAAGAGAAGTACAATGGAAACTATTGCAAAGGTATTAACAAAATGGAAGGAATGACATGAGTGAATCAAAGGTAATAAAGAAAGGTAGTTGTGACAGGTGTGGTTCATCTGATGCAAATGTATTATATGAAGGTGGAACTAAGTTTTGTTTTTCATGTAGAACTTATTCAAAAGGAGAAGATATGGAACAAGTGCAGAAGCCTATATCTATAAATAGTAATCATCAAAATTTTAGTAGTGGAGTTGTAGATGGTATCCCTGATAGAGCAATCAAGAAAGAGACTGCAAACTTTTTTAATGTCCAAGTATTACACGATAGAGATAACAATGTGGTTAAGCATATATATCCTTATTACGACATTAATAATAGTCACGTAGGAAATAAGATTAGACTTGTATCTAATAAAGGTTTCTCTTCAGAAGGTAACTTACCTAGAGCAACTATGTTTGGACAGAATAAGTTTCCTCAAGGTGGTAAGTATCTTACTATATGTGAAGGTGAGATAGATGCAATGTCTGCCTATGAATTACAAGGTTCAAGATGGGCAACTGTTTCAATCAAGAATGGTTGTCAGTCTGCACTCAAAGATATTAAAGCAAACTATGACTACATAAATAAGTTTGACAAAGTAGTGTTATGTTTTGATAATGATGAGCATGGTAAAAAAGCAGCCATCAAAGTTGCTCAAATATTTGAACCTAACAAGTGTCTTATTATGGACATGAGATACAAGGATGCTAATGAGTATCTTGTGCATGGTAAGAAGCAAGAGTTTACTCAAGACTTCTGGAATGCAAAGCCTTATACTCCTGCAGGTATACATAACCTTGCAGATATTTCCTCTAGGATATATGCAGAGGATGATACTGAAACTTGTTTGTATCCTTATGATGGACTGAATGAGAAACTTTATGGTATCAGGACAGGAGAACTTGTTACGTTTACTGCAGGTACAGGTGCAGGTAAGTCATCTATGATGAGAGAATTAATGCATCACTTACTTACTAATACAGAACATAACATAGGTGTATTCTCTCTTGAAGAAAATATTACTAGGACTATGTTACATATCATGTCAGTAGAAGCAAGTGACAGGTTGTATATTAAGGAAGTACAGAAGAACTATACACTAGAGCAGTTACAAGAGTTTGAGAAAAAGACTATAGGTACAAGAAGGTTCTATGGCTTTGACCATTTTGGTAGTATCACTACTGATGAGATACTTAACAGAGTAAGATATATGGTCAAGGCATTAGACTGTAAGTACATTATTATTGACCACCTATCCATACTTGTTTCAGGTATTGAAGGTGAAGATGAGAGAAGAAACATTGACCAACTAATGACCAAGCTACGTTCACTAGTAGAGGAAACAAGATGTGCAATGTTACTTGTGTCTCACTTGAGAAGAGCAAGTGGAGATAAAGGACAGGAGCAAGGTAAGGAAGTATCCTTATCAATGCTTAGAGGTTCACACTCTATTGCTCAAATATCAGATGCAGTTATTGCACTAGAGAGAGACCAACAAGCAGAAGACCCTACACTAGCGAATACAACTACTGTCAGGGTACTAAAGAATAGATATGCAGGTGAGACAGGTGTATCTGCTTACCTGCTATATGACAAGGACACAGGAAGATTAAAAGAGATTGAGAATCCTCTTGAGTCAGACAACCAATCAGATGTAGAGGACTTTTTATGAGAAAATTTGTAGTAGATATAGAAACTGATGACATAAAAGCAACTGTCATTCATTGTATTGTTGCCAAAGATATAGACAAAGGAGATGTTTTATCTTGGCATGGAGATACTCTGAAGGACTTTGCTAAGTGGAGTGAGTCTGTGGATATATTTATTATGCACAATGGAATATCTTTTGATGCACCTATACTTAATAGGTTGACTGGTAGTAAGATAAAACTATCACAAGTAAGAGATACTCTTATCCTTTCACAACTCTCTGACCCTGTGCTAGAAGGTGGTCATTCACTCAAGGCATGGGGAGAGAGATTGGGATTTGGAAAGTTAGACTATAATGACTTCTCTCATTTCAATGAAGAGATGTTAGAGTATTGTATCAAAGATGTTGAGTTGACATATAAATTATATAAACACTTACTACCTACACTAAAAAAATATTCAAAGAAGAGTATGCTTCTTGAACACCAAGTAAGAGCAATAGTAAACAAGCAGGAAGAGAATGGTTTTAAATTAGATATAGAACAAGCAGATAAACTATGTGCAAGACTTGAAGAAGAAGCAGACAAGATAGAAAAAGATTTACAAAAAATATTCCCACCTATTACTACTGAAAGATATTCAGAGAAGACAGGTAAGAGACTAAGTGATAGTGTGGAAGAGTTCAATCCTAACTCTAGACAACAAATCTCAAAGAGATTGATAGAGAAAGGTTGGAAACCTGAGAACCTTACACCTACAGGGCATCCTATAGTTGATGAGGGAACATTGAAAAGAATTAAAGATATTCCTGAAGCACTACAGATTGCTCATTATCTTCTATTGCAGAAGAGAGTTTCTCAGATTAAGTCTTGGATAGAAGTAGTCCAAGAAGATGGCAAGGTGCATGGTAGAGTTATGACACTAAAAGCAATTAGTGGAAGAATGGCACACAACTCTCCAAACATGGCTCAAGTTCCTGCTTCCTACTCTCCCTATGGTAAGGAATGTAGGTCAGTTTGGATACCTACCAATAGTAATTATGTATTACTAGGTTGTGATGCATCTAGCCTAGAACTTCGTTGCCTTGCTCATTACATGGGCGATTCCAAATTTACAAAGGAAGTAGTTGAAGGTGACATACATACTGCCAATCAGAAGGCTGCAGGTCTGAAGACTAGAGACCAAGCAAAGACTTTTATCTATGCTCTAATATATGGAGCAGGTCCTGATAAGATAGGACAGATAGTTGGTGGTGGTAAGACTGAAGGTAAGAAGATTATTAATAAGTTCATGTCCAATATGCCTTCTCTTAAAACCTTGCGTGATAAGGTTGACAGAGTTGCAAAGAGAGGACAGATAAGAGCTATTGATGGTAGACTACTAAAGGTCAGACAGTTTCATGCTTCAATGAACCTACTCTTACAAGGAGCAGGTGCAATCATTTGTAAGGAATGGTTACGACAAATAACTTTCAAGGTGCAACAGGGATATGATTATAGACTTGTTGCATCTATCCATGACGAATACCAATTTGAAGTTCGCAGAGACCAAGCAGAAAGGTTTGGTGATATGACTCAACAGGCAATGAAACTTGTAGAGAAAGAACTGAGTGTTCAATGTCCTTTGGATAGTGAATATAAAATTGGAAAAAATTGGTATGAAACACATTAAGGTGTTGACATACTAATTATTATATAGTATAATTCGTTATATTTTAATAGCAACTAAGTTTGCACTAACAAAACTAAGGAGAAAAATAATGCCAGTATTAAATGGTAAAGCCTATTGGGCATCAATATCTAATCCAAACACTACATTCGAGCCTGTTTGGAGTATCGACTTAGCTGTTGATTCAGCTAATAAAAAGAAGGCAATCGAGTCAGGTCTTGCAGTTAAGAACAAGGAAGACGAGAGAGGAGACTTCATTACCTTTAAGAGGAAGGTAACTTCCAAGAATGGTAATGCAAATAATCCACCTTCTTTAAAAGACTCTGAAAAGAGAGATATAAAAGGAACATTAGTAGGTAATGGCTCTGATGTTAATGTTCTTTTTAAGACGTATGAGTGGAACTATGCAGGTAAGAATGGCATTGGAGCAGACCTTCAAGCAGTCCAAGTCATTAATCTTGTAGAGTATTCAGAAGGTGAGGACTTTGACGTTATACCTGATGGGTATAAGTCAGGTAATGACCTCGACTCTGATGAGATTCCTTTCTAAATTAAGCTTAATGCTGAAGTGGGTTGTGGTTGGTGGGATTTTTATAAAGGAATGTTATGAGTAAAAAAGTAGACACACTAGTTCAAGATATATATAGAACTATTGATGAAGGTTTGGACAAACGAACAACTGATAAAGAGTTTCTTCATACCTTTAGCAAGAGTATCATGGAGTCTGTCACTAAGTTTCTATTTGAAAAGAGAGATGACGTAAAGACATTACGTCTCTCTCAAATAGGAAGACCTGATAGACAACTATGGTATGATATTAAATCAGACATAGAATCTAAAAAGATTGACGCAAAAACTAAGATAAAGTTTTTATATGGAGAAATCCTTGAGTCTCTTCTTATTCTTTTGGCAGAAGCTTCAGGACATGAGGTATCTGAAATGCAGAAGATGGAAGAAGTAGATGGAGTCAAAGGTCATAAAGATTGTAGAATAGATGGCACTCTAGTAGATATAAAGAGTGCATCATCTTATAGCTTCAAGAAGTTTAAGGATGGTTCTCTAACTACTAATGACCCTTTTGGTTATATATCACAGATAAGTGCATACGCAGAGAGTGCAGGTGATGACTCTGCAGGTTTTGTTGCAGTAGATAAATCTACAGGAGAACTTGCATATATGCCTGTCGAAAGTATACATATGATAAATGCTTCAGATAGAGTGAAACATTTAAAGAATGTAGTTAAGTCTTCTTCTCCACCACCTAAGTGTTATCCTGATGAACCTGATGGTAAGTCAGGTAATATGAAACTTGCAATAGGTTGTGTGTTCTGTGGATACAAGGAACATTGTTGGTCTGATGCTAATCAAGGCAGAGGACTAAGGAAGTTTAAATATTCCACAGGTATACGT